CCCGCTGCTCAAGGTGGGCGGGGTAATGCGCTCCGGCACGCCCTGGAGGGCGATGGGCTACGCCTGGGATAAGGGCCCCGACATCCACATGACCTCCGAGTACGGGGGAGCGGATAACTTTATTGCGGTGACCGCCCTCATTGCCTCCGGTAAGCCAGTGGATAAGCCCTCCTACGGCTCAGCCCAGGGAGGCAAGCGGGGGCGGAGCGCTATTGGCCTGCGCGGTGGAAGTCTAGCCCTCTACTGCTCCGGCGACGGCACCAGGGACGCAGCCACGACGGAGACTCTGAGGGACGAGCTGGCCGGGCTGGGCTGGTCCTCCGCCGTCATGCTGGACGGGGGCGGCTCCAGCCAGTGTGACTTTGGCGGAGAGCGCATCACCGCCAGCCGCAAGGTGCACAACTGGATTTGCGTGTATCTCAAGCAGGGTGGTACTGAGACGCCGCCGGAACAGGAGGACAAGCCTATGAGCAAGTACACCGTGACGCCCAGCATCGGCGTCAACATCCGCAGCGGCCCCGGCACCGGCTACGGCAAGGCGGGGGCGTACCCCTGCGGGGCCGTGGTGGATGTTCTGGAGAAGCGGGACGGCTGGGGCAGGACGGATAAGGGCTGGGTGTCCCTGGCCTATCTGGAGGCCGTGGAGGGCCCTCAGAGGGTCACAGACAACGGCATTGCCATCCAGGAGCATATCATCTCCGGCGGGCGCAAAAACCGGCCGGGCAGGGACACCAACCCGGACACCTACATCACCATCCACGAGACCGGCAACGCGGCCAAGGGTGCCGAGGCCGCGGCCCACGGGGCCTACCTGGACAGCGCCGCCGGGGAGGATGATCTGGTGAGCTGGCACTACACCGTGGACGACCACGCCATTGTCCAGCACCTGCCCGACTATGAGACGGCGTATCACGCCGGGGACGGCAAGGATGGGCCGGGCAACACCACCAGCATCGGCGTCGAGATCTGCGTCAACGCCGGAGGGGACTTTGAGGCGGCCAAAGCCAACGCAGCTGCCCTGGTGCGCCTGCTCATGGAGGAGCACGGCATCTCAATTGACCGGGTGGTACAGCACAACCACTGGAACGGCAAGGACTGTCCCAAGACCATCCGGGCCACAGCCGGGGCCTGGGAGGCGTTCCTGGCCCTCTGCCAGGGCGAGGCGGCGGATGTGTCAGACTTGGACACCGACGTGGACACGCTGGCAGAGGCGGGCATCATCAACAGCCCGGACTACTGGCGGGCCGGGGACTACTCCGCCGCCAACGTCCAGGCGCTCATCGGCAAGATGGCCGACTATGTACGGGAGGACGAGTGACATGGAGCACATCAACGGGATTAAGGGTACCATCGCGGCCGTGGTGGGCTGCCTGACCGCTCTGTGGGGCTGGTTTGGCTGGCTGGTGGTGGCCTGGGTGGTCTGTATGCTGCTGGACTACGGCACCGGCACCGCGGCCGCCTTGCGGGCTGGGGAGTGGTCGTCCAAGGTGGCCAGGGACGGCCTGTGGCACAAGCTGGGGGCCGTGGTGGCCGTCCTGGTAGCCGCTATCCTGGACGGAGTAATTGGTTTGATCCTCGCCAACATTCCGGCACTGGAGCTGCCCTTCGACTACACGGTGTTCCTCACCGTGCTGGTGCTCGTCTGGTACATCATGACAGAGCTGGGCTCCCTCGTGGAGAACGCCGGAGCCCTCGGCGCGCCTGTACCCGCCTGGCTCCGAAAGGCCATCGCCGCCCTGGAGTCCACTGTGGACGGCGCGGGGGACAAGCTGGGCGGCGACCAGCATGAAGAAAAATAAATTGCCAAGCGATTGGAAATATGAATGCCCCCGGGGCCTGCGGGCCTCGGGGGCGCTGTGCTTATTTGCTGGTATGATCAAAATCATCGGGAAAGAGTTCTCCGCGTGTACTGCCCAGGCCGAACTCGTGGTGAATCCGCGCTTGGGCCTCCGGGGTGAGCTCGCGCCATACATGTTCCCGGCCGTCACAGACCAGGAGAAAATCGGCTTCCCAATAGTTTGTCATGGTGTGCTCCCTTCTGCCCTCGTCACCTCCGGGGCGGGTGTTTGTTTATTCGTCATCCTGCGGGTCTTGATCCTAGATTTGAGCTATTAGATCGGCCCGGATACGTTTCCACATTTCCCGGCTGCTGCTGCCCTCGTCAAAGCTCAGCATTACCGATGTAAGAGCGGTTCTGATGCGGCACATATCCGCACGGCTCATGGTTACGGTTCTCATTTCCTGATTTAACATCTCGTGTTTCCTCCTTGATTCCTCTGCCTTACGCTGTTATAATCAAGGTGGCCGGGGTAAGGCTCCCGGCTCACCTTTTCGGTGTGTGGGGCGGTGGCTTTGTGAGGGTCAGCCGCCCCACTTTTTACTCATTCATGATGCGCTTGACGCTTTCCCGGAGCTCTTCCAGCGTGTCGCACTTCTCAATGAGTTCGAGGATTGCCTTTAGCAATGCCTCTGTCACGTTCATTTCGTCCATTCACCTCACTCCTTTCTGTAAGAGATTTTGCATCCCTGCCTTACGAGCATAGTATAATACATGCATGCATGTATTTCAAGAGGTATTCCGCACAAACATGTATGCATGAATTTGTGCAGATTATACATGGATGCATGAACCGAAATGTGATATAGTAAAGCCGAGGTGATGTAAGTGGCTACGAAAGCGCATTTGGAAGGGAATAAACGGTACCTGGAAAAGCTGGATCACATCACGATCCGTGTGCAGGGAGGCACAAAGGAGAAAATAAAGGCCCGCGCCCAGCAGGAGGGCATGAGCCTGAACGCCTATATCGTGGGGCTGATCGAAAAAGATATGGGGGAAGAAAAAGCGGGTACCTGACTATGGCACCCGCTTTTTCTTGAAAAATTATCACATATAACTTATTTGGCTATAAGTATAGCCCCACTCATAGGTCATAAGGAGTACCTGATTAACTGCCGCACCGATGGCGGCGAAGTCGTGGCCCTCATACAGTGTTCCGGGCTGATCGGCGGCAATTTTGGGGGCCAAGGCGGCGATAACCGGATAGCCCAGGGGATTGAGCCGCTCTGTGAGGCGGCCCAGAAATGCGGCATAGGCCCCCGCATCCTCGGCGTAGACATATTCAAAATCCACATCCAGCCCCCGGTAGCCCTTTTGCACCAGCATGGCCTCCAGATTGTCAACCAGCGTATCCTGTACCGCAGGCTGAGTGAGGGCCAAGTGGGCCAGCTCATTGGAGAAGCCGCCCTCTTCGGTCAGGGTGGACAGGTGCATCAGAGGAGCGGCTCCACCTTGGCGGGCTGCGGCGAGCAGGGCCTCGTCATCCAACTCCACCAGCGTGCCGTCAGGGGTAAAGCCATAGGTAAAGGGGGTCAGATAGGTGAGATAAGGGACGGTGGATTGGAGCAGCGCCGGGTCGATAAAGGGATAGGCGTAGCCGTTGACGGAGAGGGTGGCCTCCGGCGTGCTGTCGTAGGCGAGCACCAGGGTCTGGCCAGGATAGATCTCCGGGATACCGCCAAGTATGGGATTGTTGCGGTAGAGCTGGCGCAGTGGGAGCTGATAGGCCGCGGCGATGGAGGCCAGGGTTTCTCGGGGCTGGACCGTGTGGGTCTGGGTTGGAAATTGAACCACCAGCGCCTGCCCTACAGCCAGACGGGAGGAGGTTTCCAGGCCATTGTCCAAGATGAGCTGGGACATGGGAATGCCGTACTCCAGGGCAATGGAATAGACAGTATCGCCGGGTTTGACTACATGGATGAGCATGGCAGTACCTCAGAGCAGGGTGATGAAATCCGCGTTGGCCCAACCCACCACGCTGTCAAAGCGCACCACATACCAGTTTTGCCACTGGTTGAGGACGGTGAGCCGCGCCCCATCATAGGCCCTGGCCAGGACGGGAGAAGAGGTGTCCGGCTTATCCCGGATATTGAGATAGCCCCAGGAGACATCCACTACGGCAGGACGCGAGGGGCGAGGCTCCAGGAAGGGCACGCCGAAGTATTCGGTCAGGGAGAGCACGATGTTGCGGGCCACGGCCTCCAGATTGTTTTTAATCCACGCAGCATCGTCCGCGTTGTCGTGGTAGCCCAGCTCAAGAAAGACGGAGGGAGCGCGGACACGGCGTACCTCTCCGACGGAGGTAGTGGGCTCCGCCCGTACCCGGTTGGGCAGTGGATAGAGGGTTTTCAGCCCGTCCGCCACCAATGTGGCCGCCCGCTGCCCCTGGACAGAGCCGGGATAGTAGAACACCAGAATTCCACGGGCCTGGCCGTACTGCCCCTCCGGGGCGGCATTGGAGTGAAGGGCCAGGTGCAGGTCGTAGTTGCCAGCGTTAGAGGCGCGGATGGACGAGGCGGCGGTCATGTCGGGGGTATTGCGGGAGTATCGGATACCGGATGCGGTGAGATAGGGCTCCATGGCGTCGGCCAGGCGGTTCATCCACTCCTCTTCAGTGCCTCCGTTGACATACAGGTTGTTCTCCTGGGTGGAGGGGGAGAGATAGATGATGGGCATAGGGATACCTCCTTTTTGCTCCATCCTATGCACGGAGACGCCGTAGGGTCATTGCAGAGATAAAAGCAGGGCCCGCCGTGTTGGCACGGCGGGCCCT